TCCTTACGAGAATTAAGATGAAGCCTTGGATTTTTTGCAATCTGTTTTTTTACTGATTTAATCGCAAATTCAATAAATTCTATTACATTTACCGCTATATCTTCTTTTAATGTTTCAACAGTGTCTGCCATTTCTTCCAGTTCTTCTTGTAAAGTCATTATATTAATACTCCCTTCTTTAATGCACACATTGTACACATACCTTTAGCTCCCTGCTTTTTTACTACTTCGGCAAGTGGCATTTCCCAACACAATGCACCACAACTTGGACACTGTTTTAACTTCCACCCTTCTGCTCCATCAGGAACATTTCTTTTTAATGGCATACAGTATATTCCTCCTACATCATCTGCTTTCCTTGGACTTAATTTTATATGCATCTTTTACCTCCTTAATGGCATGCAGTAGTATTTTCTCGACTTCCTTTTCTGAAGTTACGACCTCTGCAACCGCTCCTGCTTTTCTTAATTCATTTATTGTCTGTTCCTGAATTTTACTAAGCACTCCTATAAACGGTCTTTTCACTTCAAAACCGTAATACCTGCCACCCACTATACAGGTTATATCGGGTATTCCTTGTCTTGAGTATGCTCCGGCAGCTTCTTTCCATACAACTGCTTGTGGTATGTTTTTCTTGATCCACTTTATTATCTTTTTTTGGAAGTAGCTTTCCTTTGGCATCTTATCCCTTATGTATTTGTCAGCCTCATATCTTGTTTTAAGTCTTGGATTACAAGCCATGGTATATCTAATCAAATCATCATAAGTTTTAAATTCTGAATAGTCTTTATGATTTGTATGATTTATTGCCTGTGAAGCTGTAGGATCCGGGTATCCTTCACTGTTCTTTCCTACATTCATCTTGATGCCACCTCTTCAAAGACAGAGCCTTGTTTTCCTGTATCCGAGTCTGTAAAGCTTGGTTTGTTTCCCTCCATATCTTCCATGAAGTGGCTTGCTTTTTGATCAGCAGAATGTAATGCCCAAATGATAGGATATTTATCTATGGCACTGCTCAATGTAAGGGTATCACTTTCTGTATATCCCATATGCCACCTTATTGCATATCTTTCAACCGGCAGCAGTTTCATATATTCTTCAATCATCATTACGGACTTTTCACCATGTCCGTACGGAATCTTGTCATTTACGGTAAAGGCATCATACTGTTCCCATTTTCCGTTTACTTTACGGTTTCTTACCTCAGTTGTGTAAAAGTATGTTTTGCACAGATCATGAAGTAATGCAATTATTATCATGCTTTCCTCGGTAATTCTTGCCACCGGTATGCCTGCAACCTTATACACAAAGGCATCTTCCTCCTGAACAAGGCTTTCTTTCAATGCATCAAACACATTAAGTGAGTGTTGTAAAAGACCGCCCGTTACTGAAAGGTGAAATCTTGTACTTGCAGGTGCTTTGTACATGTCACTTTTTCTTATAAATGACATCAGCTCATCTATACCGGTTCTCTTTACCTTTGCCATTTCCGTTTCAAACCTTTTTATGTTTACTTCCATTTTTTCTTTATCCGACATCGTCTTTCTCCTTGTATTCTTTATACAGCTTCATTATTTCCCTTTTAAGTTCTTGCACCTCACTTAAAAACTTGGTTATGCTGTATTCCTCTGTTAAAGTTTTTCCCAGTCTTTTGCTGAATCCTTCCTGCTTCTTTAACTTTAATAACTTACTGACCTTACTTAAAAATAAGTGCCCTTCCTCATTATTCCTGACAAGCAATCTTTCCAGTAAGCTTTCATTCATCAACTTCTCAGCTACTTGCTTTATTTCACTCTTAAGTTTTGAATAAGGCTTTTTATATTTTGTCTTCAAAAGTTCCTTGCCGACTTTTTCCTCGTTATTTTTAAGTTTTTCTATAAGGGTTTTCAGTTCCTCTGCTCCGGTCATGTAACCTCCTTTACCGCACACCTAATTCTTAAAATACCCCTGTTTTTACCCGAAAAAGCTTAGGTGTGCGTTTAGGTGTTCGGTGAGAAACCTCGTGTTTATGGAGCTTAGAGGGTAATTCCGAACACCTGTGACACCTATTTTGAGAATACACATACCATTTTTTAAAGTTAGGGAAATTTAAACTTATGAATTAGCGATTTTCAATTAATGGTATATAAATATATAAATAGGTGTATTAGGTGTATAGTAGGTGTATTAAAGCCCCTATTTCTCGGCATTTCTCACCGAACACCTGACCGAACACCTAACGAACACCTAATGTTTTTTTTGATTTAGGTGTTCGGTTATTGTTGTAATTTTGCACATATATTTATTATTATTTAATTCATTTTTATCTATATATGCTAATCTACAAATTTCTTGCAACCTTTTCATTTTAAAATATACTGATATGTTTTTATTCTTATACATATCAGTTAAACGGCAACTCTTCAGCTTCTTTTTCTGATACTTTGCTCCACTCTTCTTGCTCTGTAAAATTCATCTGATTTGCTATCTCTTCTTCACTGATTAGCGGATCACTTTCCTTTACCAATTTCCCCATGTGAAATTCCACAAACCTGCATTGTTTGTTATCAAACCACTTTATTACGGAGTTTTTCGTACTTCCGTCCTTTTGTACTGTCACTCCTATAAGTCCTCGGTCTGCAAGGTATTTCATTGTTTTTCTTGAGGAGTAACCTGCTTTTGTCAATGCCTGCGTAAGCATTGACGGGAATATGTATATATTTTTATTCTGTATCATCCCAAGACAAGTTCCGTATGCCTTTTCTCCGAAGCTGTCTTTGTTTGAAAGTATCCAGTCCACAATGTATTGTGTGGCATTCTCATTAACATCTCCTACATCTGCATTCATTTGTTCCTGTAGGATATTTCTTGCCATTTCCTTTGCTCTTTCCCAAGACTCCACAGCTATTTTCAGTTCTTTGGGATTGGTTTGTGCTTCATCTGTATTAAGCTCTCCTGCCTCATATTTTGCAAGCATGTCCTCTTTTTCAAACAACCATGTATCTATAATGGCATCAGTAAGTGCTACGGCGGCTATACTTGCTATATGTGAGCCGCTTTTTCCTTTACTTATCTTGTACACAAACTGCATCATTTCATCATACTTTTGTATAATGCTT